ATTAAAAAATATTTTATCATCAATATTTTCAATATAATATTTTATATAGTTAAATTTACCTAAATTTCTGATATTAACTTCATAATATTTAATTAATATCTCTTTTTTTTTATTATTATCTAAATCAATTTCATAAACATTAATATGGTTAATAAAATTTTGTAAAATAGTATTTTTTGATAATTCTTCATCTAATGAAATTGATAAATTACATGTATCTGTTTCTTTTGCTAATTTATCAAGATATGTTAAATATTGTGTTTTCCATTTTGTATAAAAAAAATATGGTTTAGCAGTATAATCTCTAATAGTACATTTATCAAAATATTCTAAATGATTTATATATATATAATGTTGCTTAATAACTTTTAATGAATTTATATAATTTTGTATTACATCTTGAAATGTATTAAATACTTTATTGTCATTTAAATTATAAAATGGATATTCTCTTTCTAAATTATACACTTTATCAAATTTAAATAAAGTACTTTTATTAAAAATAGGTATATCATATTTAGCAGTAAATATACAATTATTTTTTTCAGTTGTATCTATTTGCTTATTTTTAATTATAGTAATTGCTTTTTCAATGTCAGATGTATATTTTTTTAAATAATTTGCATTATATATTTTAATATTTTCTGATGTTTTACCACTATTATCTCTTATAAATTTTATATTATCATAATCATTATGTTTGTTATCATTTTCATAATTTTCTCTTGATTTATATTCACCATGACCTCCTCCTTTTTTTATTTTTATTTTCATGCTATTATACTATAAATAAATTATTTTTGGTTAAATAATGAAATTTAGTATATAATGAAATTAATGCAAGTTTAGCATAAAAATCTTGTTTATCTTCATATTCAAATTTATTATTATGTTTTATTTTATATATTTCAATTGCATTGTGAATATCACCTGAATAATAATTAATAATCTCTTTATTTAAACAAATAGTATTATTTTTTACTATTTTTGTTATTAAATTAATAAATGCATTATGAATATTTTCATCAATACCATTAATATATTCTAAATAAAACTCATTTTTAAATGATATTTCATCCATTTCTATATTAATAAACAAAAATAATAACTCATTTTTTATATTTTTCATTTAAATCAATAATCATTTCATCAATAATATTAATCATATCAGAAATATCATTATCATCATTTGAAATCGATTTAATATATAAAGAATTTTTTTCTTCTAAATATTTTAAATATAAATTATCATTAATAAATATTTCAATCATTTTGTCAATTGTTATTAATATTTCTTGTAAAATATTTGGATTTAATATATTTTTATTTTCTACAATTCGTGTTAATATATTAATTAAATTATTAATACAATCCATCATTTATTAAATTAAAAAAAATATTTTTATATATTGTTTTATCTCATTCCTACAACTTAAACATCTACGTGAACTATTATAATTATTGCTTTGTAATACACACGCATTACAACATGTATGCCCGCATGGTATAGCACACATATCTGTTTCATTTTCAAAACAAATAGGGCATAATTTTTTATTTAATTTTTCAACATTTATTATTTCATTAGTTGTTTGTATAAATAGATTATTAAATGATATTAATTTTTTTTCATTTTCATCTATATCATTTTCTAATTTCTTTTTAGTAGTTAAATAATAATTATTTAACCATTTTTCACTAAAATTTTTTATATAATCTATATAATTAATAATACAATCATTTACATTTGTAATATAATCTTGATTTTCTATATTACTTGTTTCTTTATTTAAATTTATTATAACTTCTTTGTGTTTTACAAAAATATTTGATTTATATGATAAAATGTCTGTTTTTTGTTTTTCTAAATCAAATAACAAAATCCTACTTGTTTTTAAAATATTTTTAATTTTTTTATAATCTATCAATAATTTATTTGCATCTATTAAATTTTCTTCATTTTTATCTTTTTCATCATAATTTAATAAAAAATTTATATCTAAATCTTCTACATAAGCATCTTCAATTAAAGTGTAATTCATTATATTTTAATTAAACATATTTTATATCTTTAAATACTTTTATTTTAGATATATCATTAATTATTTCATTTAAAGTATTTTCAATCTCAATTTTAATATTATTTGTAAAATCTCCATATCCATATAAATATTCAATATTTATTGTTTCTAAATCAAATTTAAATTTTTTATATATATCATTAGATACAATTAATCTAATATTTTCTGAATATTCATATAATTTATTCCTTAATTCTAATAATGAATATTCGTCAATTTTTTCAACTAGTTTGATTAAGTTATATGCCATTAAACTGTCGTTCATTATTTATAATTATAAACACAAAAATCATTTTTTATGTTTATATTAATTTTTTCTTAAAGACTATCAATAACTATTTTAAGAGAATTTAAGAAACTATTTTTAACATTTTCAGTATATTCATCATTATTACCATAAATCATTTCGTAATATAAGCAATCTGACTCAATTTTGTAATCTTCATAAATTTCATTTGTCGTATTTTCTTTAATTGAAGAAGTAAATCCATATGTTTTATTTCTTAATTCTCTCAATGAATAGTTGTTTGAATTATTATAAATACATCTCAATGAATCACGAAGGGATATTTGAGAGGTCATTGTTGCCTAATTTATTTATTAATAATGAAAATTCATTTTTTTTTATTTTTAGTTATATTTTAATAATATATATATTTAGGACAAAAAAATGGAATTGAAAAGGTTTAATGCTGATTTTTCAATATATTTTAATAAAAAAGAAATATTTAATTTAAATAAATTTACATTAAACATTAAAAGTATAATAATTATTAATGATATTATTTTTTCTACATTAATTTTAATATGGTATTTATTATATATTTCTGATATATTTACTTATGCAAATCCATATATTGGTCTATTATTATCATTATTTAATAATATTATTACTTTTTATTATTTAATTAAAGATAAAACATCTATAAAAAATTTATTGTTATATGCTATTATATTTTTAGCTATTAAAATTCTTCCATTAATTTCACTTTATAGTAATATGAGAATAAATCATATAGATATTGCTTTTATGATATTTATATTTTTTATATACATATTAATTATATTATTTATAAATGATATATTAATGAAAAAAAATCTACACATAATGGATATTATTAAACAAGAGTTTTATTATAAATATAAACATTAAAAAAAATAATATTATAATATAAAATGATTTTAAAGCTTATTTCTATGTTTATATTTTTACAATTATTTAAATCTTATTACTTTTTTCAATCATCTAAATATATATGTTGTGATAATATAACAGCTATTGAAATAGAGACAGCAAAACAACTATTAATGTAATAAAATGCCATTATTTTTGGCATTTATATTCAACTTGCTTTCACTCGGGAGGTTGCGAAGGATAGATCCCAGTAATTCCTTCTCTGAAGTAAACCTCATCAAGCAACGAAAATGTAATATCATCGTGTTGAAGCTCCTTCAAATCAATCAAATTCTTAGTTTTAGCAACCATCTCCTCATTTTTCTCACTTTTGAAAATTTTCAGCTCTTTTTTCAATTGTTTAATCTCCTTATTCAAGAGTTTTAACTTGTTATTGCTGTATTTACTTGGCATTGTGCGAAAAAAACAATACATTTTTAAGTATTTTGACAAGGCTTGTAAATTGTAATACCTTTTTCTTTATAAAAAGAATTAATTTTATTACTCAATTTTGATATCTGGGTCTGGAATTTCATTTATTGTTTCTAAGTGCGGAGGTATAAATCCTATATCAATATTATCATTAATTTTGCTTATAGTTTTTGGATCAACATCGTCTATATTATAAATATTTTCTTTATTAACGTCTGGAACTTTAACTAAATCAGTTAAAAATGATGGTATAAAATTTGTTATTTTGATTGTTTTTGTATAAAATGCAAAAATTGTTAATACTATATAAATAACAACAAATAACATCAAATTATTTAATGTTAAGATAGTAGTCTCTTGTAAAGTATTATCTTCATTGTTATAAACCTCTTTTTTTTCATATACAAATAAAAAAATTATAACACTAATAAAAAGAGAAACAATATAATATTCCATATATCTAACTTTAATATAAAATGAAAATAATGATTAAATATACGCAATATATAAATATTAAAATAAATAAAATATTTATATAAATATGAAACTTGAATTAAAAAAGTTTGATCCTTCCTCAATTAAAAGTGATTCGGTTGTAGTTTTTATAGGAAAACGAAATACCGGTAAATCTTATTGTATGAAAGATATTCTGAGTTATCATAAAGATTTGCCTGTCGGAGTAGTAATAAGTCCCACTGAAACTGCTAACAATTTTTTTGAAAAATTTATACCAAATATGTTAATATATGAAGAATATACGCCTGAAATTGTTAAAAAATTTTTAGAACGTCAAATATCAATTAATAAACAAAAATCAACGCAAGAAAAAAAATATGGTTCGGCTGATATTGATAATAGAGCATTTTTAATATTAGATGACTGTTTATATGATAAAAGTTGGCCTACTGATAAAAGTATAAGAAGTATATTTATGAATGGAAGGCATTATAAAATATTTTTTTTAATTACTATGCAATATTGCATGGGTTTACCGCCAATATTACGTTCAAATATAGATTATGTTTTTATTTTTAAAAATAATATCATCAAAGAACGTGAAAAGATTTATAATCATTATGCTGGCATTTTTAATGATTTTCAAACTTTTTGTGCTGTTATGGATAATTGTACTGAAAATTATGAATGTATTGTAATAGATTATAAAATACAGAGTAATAAATTAGAAGATCAAGTTAAATGGTATAAAGCAAAAGAAGCAGATTTTAAAATGTGTACTCCTGAATTATGGAATTTATGTGCTTTAGAAAAGGAAAGAAAAGCAAATCGTTTAGCTTATGAAGATGAAGACGATGAAGAACCGTATGATCCAACTGTTTTCATTAAAAATAAAAATAAAAGACCACCAATTAATGTTAAAAAAACATATTAACGAATCGGGTTAATTTTAATTATATCAGGATTATCTATTAATGATGATAATATACTTCCATCTAATCTTTCATTTATTATTGCATTTGATTTAACAGGTTGTTTAGTTATACTATCTTGTTTAATATCTATATGTAAATTAGCTTGTGCCATACTTAAATTAGGTGTTCTTTTTGTTTCAACTAAATCGACATGTCTATTTACTGCCATATTTATTTGTTCTTTTGGTAAACCAACAAATTTACCACCAGCTCCTGGTGTATGACCTGCATTTATCATTATTAATTCTCTTGTTCCATCAATTACAGCATTTTTAACTGCTTCTCTACTAGTCGGTTGTAATGAAGTTGCAGCTGATCCAATTATACCATATGTTTCTGGTATTGTAAATTGTTTTTGTGTATTTTTAGCATCTGGTTTAGATACTAAATAGCCTCCTAATATACCATTTAATACACCGCCTAAAAATCCATATATTGAACTTCCTGAAGCTATTGTTGTTTGTTTAACAGTTGTTTTTGCTACAATTGAAGGATCATATACATAAGTACTATAATAAGTTGTATTATTAATATTTCTTTGAGTATCTTGTGATGGTAAAGTTTCTCTTAATGTAGTATTTGGTTTATTTTCATTATTAACATAAGTAGCTTGTTTACTTTTCATATGACCCCCATTACCTTCATGAATAGTAGTTTCTTTTACAGTTGTCTTAGTTATATCATATAAAGGCGTATAAGATTCATCTGCACCAGTAAGAACACCACCATTACCTTCATGAATAGTAGTTTCTTTTACAGTTGTTTTAGTTGTATCATATAAAGCACTATATGTTTCATCTGCACCAGTAAGAATACCACCATTTCCTTCGTGAATAGTAGTTTCTTTAACTGTTGTTTTGGTTGTATCATATAAAGGAGTATATGTTTCTTCTGCACCAGTAAGAACACCACCATTACCTTCGTGAATTGTAGTTTCTTTTACGGTTGTTTTTGCAGTATCATATAAAGCACTATAAGATTCTTCTGCGCCAGTAAGGGCACCACCATTACCTTCGTGAATAGTAGTTTCTTTAACGGTTGTCTTCATTACATGATTAACTGGATCATATAATGTTGCTTTTTCAGGAATTTGAGGAGCAGCATTACCATTTAATCGAGGATTGTCAATAAAGAATTCTTTAAATGTAACCTTCAAAACATCTGACACAGGTGCAATCATTGCTTTAATAACACTTGAAAAATTAGCAACTGGTGTTTCAATTTGTGTTAAATTACGTTCATTGTCATAAACAATTATAGTATTTTTTCCATAATCATCTCCTTGTGATGAATGATAATCTTGATATTTAATACCACCTGCATAATCAATATGTGTATTAACACGAGAAGTATCTTTAACATTTTCAACTGGTCTTTCTGTTTCTTTTTTTAAATAAGATAACCCTTTTAACCAACTATCTTCTGTTTGTTGAAATGCTTTTGCTGGTAATTTTTTATTTAATAATCCAAGCATTCCACGTTTTTCAATATTATTTTTAGGTTTCATAGGAATATTAAAAATAGAAGAACGCTCGTTTGTTAAAACACGTAATTCATCTCTTGTTTTAGGTCTAGTATACTCGATTGTATCAGCTTGTTGAAAACCACCAGTTCCTTTACTTGTATAACCTTGGTTTAAGCCAGGTCCTACTTTAACGCTTTGAATTGGATTAAAATTATTTTGAATTTTACTTTTATTGGTTCTATCTAATATAAAATTAGCATCTTTAATTTGTGTATTATAAATATTTGGTGATGGATCAAAGAAATTTTCTACTTCTGTTTTTTTTATATGAATATCACCTGATGCATATCCAATATTTTTATTTAATCCATTAATATTATCTACGTTTTGAGTCACTCCTTTTTTTAAAAAAGGTTGCATATTTCCATGTTTAAATTCATTTAATGGTATATTTAATCCCGATAAACTTTTGACAATTTTTGATTCAACATTATAATCGTCAGATGTTAAATAATGAGGAACAACGCCAGTACTAAAAGGCATTTGTGCTTTTTTATAATATTCATCACTTAAACCTTGTTCGTACTTTTTAACCTTAGTATAATAATCTGAATCATATATATTATTCATAGATGGAAAATCATTTGCCAAATAATTATTCATTTTCTCTAAATGAATAATGGATAATAATTTATAATTTTAATCAGCATAAATAAATCCATAATTCATTCCATCTAACATATCATCATCATTCATATCATCTTCTTCTCCAATATTATATTCATATTCACCATCAATTTCATTAGAATTTTCAGCTGGTTGTTTATTAACAATTGGTTTCATATCGTCATTATCATTTTCATCAATATCTTCTTTTATTTGTAAACCATATTTTTTTAGTTCTTTTTCCATATCTTTTTCATCTCTTGTTTTTTTATTCATTTTTGATAAAATATCAGCTTTATTTTTTTCACGGATAGTATTGATAAAATCGACTTGTTCTGTATAATTAAACATTTTACTTGTTTTTATAACATTTATAACTTCTTTAACAATTTCTTTATTAATTGTTGTAAATAATTCACGTGATATATCTTCGGTTGGTGGTATAAATGTTTTATTTACAACACTTTCAAATGATGAAGGTAGTGCCATTATACGCATAACAGCTATTCTACGAATATTTATAATATCTTTAATATTATCATCATTTATAATTGAATTTAGTTTATCTAATTCATTTAATGTATTTGTTATAATTTGAATGTATTTTTCTGAATTTTCATTTAAGTTTTTAAATAAAACTTTTGAAACAGCTAATATTATTTGTCTGTAATTATTAAAATTATTATTATTCAAGTGGTTTTTTAAATCTTTATTAGAAAAATAAGTTATATATAATTCTTTATAATTTTCAGTTGCTTTATAAGTAGATTGTAATAAAGCTTCTATTAATGCTTTATTAAATATTGTTTTTTTATTACTTTTAATATTATTTAACCAATCTTCTACTTTAATATCAATAATATCATATTTAATTGCATTTTGTATTGGAATATAATCGATTACATCAACTGACTTCTCTGGTTTTTGTATGAAAAATCTTTTAGCACGCGGTTCATTAAAAACACGTTTTGAAGCAAATTTTTCTTTTGCTTTCTTTAAATCTTTTCTTTCTGTTCTAAGATATAAGTCTGCTGTAAAATTTTCATCTATTTTTTCTAAACAACATCCTTGTAAATATTTGTGAATTTTAACAAATTTTAATGTAGGCATATAAATTAAAGCATCAATATATGCTTTAAAAAAAGTATCATTCTTATAATCTTTATTTTCTAATATTGTTTTTAATGCTTGATAATATTTTCTTCCAATATTTTCTTTGTTAGTTTTAATTTTAATTTTACTCATTTTATCTAATTCATCAGCATAATCATCTGTTATTTTCTTATTAATAATAGTTTTATAATTATCATTCATTTTTATAACATTATAATGTTTGTTTTTGAAAATATCATTATATACTTCATTAAAAACACATATAATATATGGTAAAATACCTGTTTTTGCAGACATATCATATGGTGCACCATGTTCTTCCCATAAATGGATACATTCTGGAGAACATTTTTCAGGATTAAAAAATAATGTTTCTTGTAAAACTTCATTTTGAATATAAATAGCCCAATAAGCAATTATATCATAAACAACATCCATTAAATTACTAAAATAATGATAAATAGCATTTTTAACCTCTTTATTTTCATCTAAGTTTAATAAAATTGACACTATTGTTTTTGTATTAATATTTTCTATTTCAGTATCATCAATATCCGGCATATGTTTTTTTATTACAGTTATTTTTGAATCAAAAGTTCTATATTTATTAAATAAATGTCCTACTAATACATCATAATTTATTGGTAATTTACTTATTTTTTCTAATTTATTAATAAACGGTAATATAAATTTAAGTAATTCAATAAATCCAGTTTCAATTTTATAATAATAATTTTCATAATATTTTTTAAATTCTTTTTCTTCAAATAAATCATCATCTTCGTCATTATTATTATCATCATCTTCATTTGTCATATCATCAAGATTATTAAAATTACCTATTTTGATAGGAACTCCTTCATATTTTTTTTCATCATTTCCAATTTCAAGTTCATGTTCTTCATTTTTAAATGAAAATTTTATATCATATATATCTCTATAATTGTATTTTAATAATTCAAATTTAGTTTCTAAATCATTTAATTTAATAATAATTTCTTTTTTATTTAAATTTGAATTTTTTTTATAAAATTCTAATATATTATCAATACTTATATTTTTACGAATATCTCTCAAAATTTTTATAACACTTTCATAATTATCTTGATTAATATGACTTATAATATTATTTAAATTTTTAGTAAAATCATTTGGTTCAATATTAGTTTTTTTTAGATCATTTTCATCTAATTTTTCTGTAATTAATGTGTCATCTAATAACATTCGTATATCTGTTAAAATATTAAAGAATGTATATCTTGGATTTACAATTTCTACTAATTTAATTTTAAATGGTTTTAATTTTACTGGTTCATCTTTTTCTTTTTGATTTAAAATATTTAAATGACCTTTAATTACATCTAAGTCATCACTTGATATATTATCTAGATTATAGTTATATTTTTGTAATAAATTATTAATACTTGAATAATTATAATCATCCTCATCTATTTTATTAACAGGTATTGGTATTTTATAATTTTGAATTAATTCATCAAAATCAGAATAACCTGAACTATCAAGAAGTTGAAGTTTTTCAGGTTTATTTATTGAATCAGACATTATTTTATTATTTAAATAGTCTTCATTAATAACATTGGGTGAATAAAAATATACACCCATAACTGGAATATTTGTTTCATCGTCTTTAAATACAATATAAGAATCATCATCAAGTAATTCAATTTTAGTTTTTTGTGTAGCAGTAAATCTTAATTTAGTACTATTTGTATCATATTCTAATGGAAACCATAATTTACTTTTAGATTTTAAAGCAAGTGATGGTTGTAATTTGTCATATTTTTTTAATTCACTAATAAATAAATCAATTTCTAAGTCTTCAAAATTAGTTTTTTTAGCATCAGCAACAACAATAAAATTATTAATATTAGTTTTTTTATTTATGATTTCATAGAATAAATTCAAAAAACATTCAGTTTTGTTTTTCTTTTTTAAGAAATTGAAAAGTTCATTATAAATTTCTTCTCGTGAAAATGCAATAAATGTTGGATTATTTTTTACAATTTCTTCAAGACTAACCAGTTCATAATATTCAATTTCTGGTAAATCTTCTTCTATATAAATTATATCCTCGTCGTTTGACATTTCTATTATTATTTAAAGATATAAATAATTCATTTAAAGATTATCATATATATATTTATAATGAAATTTTTATTATTCATTCTTATTTCTTATTTAACATATCTATCTGGTTTTGTTGTAAACATTAATAAACATTATTCAGTTTTAGCAGGTGATATTTTAAATTTAAATAATAATATAAATTATAATCCGTCTGTTTTTAAAACAGTAAACACATTTAATAACAATAGCAGTGTATGTTATAGTTATAACAAAAATAATTTAAAATATTTGTTAAAAGATAAATATAATTATCTTGTTTCATTCGAAATTTACAAATATAGATGTTTGATTATTCTTCGCTCAAACCCGATTAATTATACATCAACTGAATTAGATATTGATATTAGACATAAGCAAAATTTTAGAATGAATAACACTTTTTATAATTTAAAGCATTATAAAAGAATTGACAATATTATTTATAAATATATTTATCAGAATATTATCAAAAAAAAGAATGATGAATATCAACAATCTATCGATTTATTTAAATTTTTTAATAAGTATTAATTGATTGAGAGCAAGATAATAAATAATTAGGATCTCCATATGGATATCCAGGAGAATATTCTGTTTGATTTTGATGTAATGATTGCCATTTATCAAGGAATTTTTCATTTTTTTTGTTTACAGGATCAAATATAGACTGATCTTGTGGTTTTTCAACTAATGGTACGTGATTATCTTTTGCAACCATGCGATAATTAATACCTCCTCTTATAAATGGTAATAATGCTTTTTCTTGTGGATCCCAGCATAAGAAATCATAACGATTAATTCCGGTTTCTTTTAAAGTACATGGTGGGTTTGATAATCTGCATGATTCAGTTGGTACAGCACATTTACGAGGATCATTTGTATATTTAGTTTTACAACCAGTAGACATATATGAATTTGGTTTATATGCTTCATCATTGCATTTTGAATTTTTATAATTTAATCCATTTAATTCATTTAAATCATCAACAGCATTTTTCATAGTACATGTATTTTGACCGTATCCTTGATATCGCATAAATGGATCATCAGGAATTAATATACCACAATCGCTACAATCATTATAAGGAGTATCTAATTGATAAATACCTGGATACATAGAACGTTTTAAACCTTCTTTATAAGAATTTAGATCATATCTTAATCTTGATTCATTTGGTGTATTCATTTTATTCTACTATTAACAATTAAATAAAAAAATTATTTTAACAATTATTTATTTTCATTGGCGGAGGACCTTCAATTTGTCTATACATTATTGATTGACAAGTTGGTAAATGTTTCATTTGTTTTTCAATAGGAGGTGTTTTGTCATTTACTATTACACCTGATTCATCAGGTTTATATAAATTAGTAGGACATTTACTAATTATACGTGTTTGTCCTCGTAATTCGCTTTCTAAATCAACTAAATTACCAGCGATATGTGAAACAGCTGTACCACCAACAAATCCTAATTGATGCATGCATTTATTTTTATGCTCGTATCTTTGAGGTGATAATATATATCCAAGAGTATCTACACTACTTTGTAAATCAACTTTATAAGAACAATTATCATATTTAGTTCTGTTAAAACTCATTTATATTCTATTATAATATATATATTTAATATTTTTTTATTATCAATCATAAATTAGTATACAGTTCCATTATTAAATCGTAATCTATTTATATATGAACGTGTGTCCTCTCCACCATTCGTCCATATTGGAACTATATTATTTGGATTTTGAACTTCTCGTACCCAATCTATTAATGGCATCGGTTCTCTAATTTGATATTCCATTAATACTTTTTTACATGGAATTTTATTATTAAAAGATGAATCAGATCCTGCTAATATATCTAATTCACGATTAATATCTCCTTCTTGTCCTTTCATAGAAGGACTGGCATCAAATAAACGTTTAAATAATTGTAATTTACAACGATCACGTGGTTTTCTATCTTTATTATATAATAATTCACTACTATTATCTATAAGACAAGAATCAGCAACACCAACACCAGGACGACCTCTGAGATTAACATGATCGTACATAAAAGCAGGCATTCGTACATTAGGATCTTCACATTCAACTAATTGTGTATCATATGTTTGATATTTACTTATTTTATCATTTCCAGTATTTTTAAAATTAGCCCAACAAGAATCAGAACATAAAGTATTCTGTTTATCAAATATTGTTGTCATATATCTAATTATAAACTTACATTATATTATTATAACATTGAAAGCCATTATTTTCTTTACAAGACTTTTCTCTATAATATAACCAATTTTCAAATGATTTACGATCATTTGGTATTGTTGTTGATGGTACTGTATAAAATTGTCTTTTTGAAAAATTATTTTCGAAGATATCATTTATATCTTTGTATAAATCTTCTTTAAAATAAGTATCAATATTTTTTTTAATATTTTTATTATCATAAGGACATGATTTTATATTATTATTAATATTATTATAATCAATAATGTTGGGATTCATAAAAGGATTTTCATCTGATGGTTTAACACATATTTTATTATCAACAATTCTTAAATTATTATTAACCAATGTTTCATTCGTATCAATCTTTATTTTTTCATTATATAAATTAATATAAAATAAGAATATTAATAATATAATACCTAATAATATAAAAATTAAATCACGATAAATTAATGCAAATATAACACTAGATAGTATTATTAAATTTGCTAATGCAATTAATTTATCTTTAAAAGTCATATTAATACTTGGTATAAAATTCAACATTATTTATCTATATGATAAGTTGAAAAGAAAAATTATTAATTATTTAATTTTTTTTGTAGTTGTTGTTTTTTCATTAATGATCGTAAAGCTTGATTATTAACTCCTGATCGTTGTTTTTTAGCACCGCCTCCACCACCACCACCACCACCACCACCAAAAGCACCTCCTTGATTCATTTCCTTCATAAGATTCATCATACTCATCATGTCAAATCCACCACCTGGACTATTTTCACCATCAGCTCCACCTCCACCAGCATTACCAAATAATCCTGGTATAATTGAAGCAAACTTCATTGCATCTTTCATTATAGCATCTTGTGATAATTCTCCACTTGAAATTTTACTTGACATTTTTTGACTTACATTTGTGAATAATTCACCAAAACCACTATCTGGTTTAGCAATAGCCTTGAATATATCACCTTCTTCGCTTATTGATTGTTTAATCTTAGATAAATCAATATCCTCTATTATTTCTTTTGCTATCTTTCCAATTGTAGTATCTTTAAGTCCATCCATATTTGCAAATCTTGGATCATTTTCCATATGGTCCAATTTAATAGCATTTAAACGTTTAAGTATCTTTTTAAATTCATCATTTTGAACTAGTTCATCAAGAGCTTCTTCTTTCATATCAGGAGATTGAAGAATTTTAAGAATATTTGTTATATTATCTTCGCTTAAATCAGATTTATATATATATAATACAGTTAGATAATGATGACAAAGGAAATTATTTCGTAAAACCTTTGTGACATCTTTAATACTAACATTTTTATAAATTTCAAGTGAATTATTTGCATCATCTTTTAGCCAATCATTACATTCATCTTTATCTAATGCTAAATATTTATTCCAATATTCGTCATTAAATACACCATTAAAATATTCTCTATATTGCTCTGATGTTTTATCATAAGTTGAATAACATTCATTATCTTTAATTGTTTTTAAGATTTTCTTTGCAGTTGCACTTTGTTGCTTATGTTTCTTTGAAATATTTTTAAGCTTTTTAAGCATATCAAAATAATATTGATTAAAAATATATGTGGATGTTAAAGTAGAAGTCATTATGATTATTTTTCATTAAATATCCTTAAATATATTTTCTCGTTGTTTTTGTAATTCGTCTAATGATGGAAGTTTTTTAGGCGAACTTTCTTTTGTATCTTGTGCCAAAGGTTGTTTTTGACTTTGGGGACTAGTAGTATCTTTTTTATCCATATCATCAATACTACACCATTTATATACTTTATCATCTTTAATATTCATTGAATTAATATTATCATCATCAATTGAACTAAAATAATCAGATGAAATAGCACCTAATGTAAATGCAAGCGGTTCATCATCTGTAATTGGAGCAATTGATGCTTTTAAATCAATAGATGGATTTGTCATTGTTTCTTGTTTATCTCTGGTTGTGTTATTGGTGAATAAATAACCTCTATTTGGTAATAATAAATAGTCAAATACAGCTTTGCCATATATAATTTCTTTTGACGGTACAAACATCATTGCAGGAACAGCTTTCACTTTATGACGTATTTTATTAATGATATTATCAACTGATACTAATTTTATACTATTTTTAGTATCATGTCTTTTTATGGTTTCTAATAAAATAGAACAATGCTGGCAAGTTTCGCTATAAAATAATATCATTTATAAAATAATAATAAATTAATATAATAAAAAATGACATAAAATTTATATTATTTTAAATAAATAAGTAATGTCTTTCGGTAAATCAACATATGATAAAGTATCTAATAAATATTCATTTGATATTAAAGATCTAGATTTATCAATAGCAAATGCTATTCGTCGCATTATTCTAAGTGAGATACCAACTGTTGGATTTTATGGCGAAGAAGAGACAACAATTGAAATTATTGAGAATACAGGTCCATTACATGATGAATTTATGAAACATAGAATTGGTCTAATTCCTATTTATGTAAGTGAAGAAATTACTGATGAATATGAAGATAATGATTACGTGTTTGAATTAAATGTAATTAATAATAGTACAAATACTATTAATATTACAACAAATAATTTTACAGGTACTTATAAAGGCAAAGAATTATCTAAAAAAGAATTAAATATATTATTTCCAAAAAACGAAGTATCTGACGAATATATATTAATTACACGTCTTAGAAGTGGAGAACAATTACATTTGATTGCAAAAGCAATTAAACGTACTGCAAAAATAAATGCTTCATTCTCTCCTGTATCACTTGCAAATTTATATTATATTGAAGATGAAGCAGAATCAGCGACAAAAGATAATATTTTAGACAAACAAAGAAGTTATCATAGAAATGCATACGGGGATCCTACATTAATTAAATTCGAAATAGAACCAGTTAATAATATGAGTTATACTTATTTATTACTAACGGCGTTTAAAGTACTTCAAATTAAATTAACAGCATTAATTGATGCACTAGAATCTAATAGTATTATGATTGAACCAGTACAAAATAATCCATTTTCATTCAATTTTCATGTAAATGACGAAGATGATACACTTGGAAATGTAATTCAGTCATTACTACATAACAAATATGTAAGAGAAAATAAAAAACATAAAAATTTAGTATGTAGTTATATTGGTTATATTTGCCCTCATCCATTAAAAAAATTAATGATTATTAGAATTACAATTGAAGATCAAATATCGCCTGATATTTTCTCACAATTTTTAACAGATAATTGTAGAGATATTATTAAAGAATTAGATGGATATATGAAACAAATAGAATATATTGAAGAAGAATCTTCAAAATCATCTTAATAAAAAAAATATACTTACATAACTACACGTGTTTTATAATAACAAGTATAAACTGGTCTAAGAGGATTAAATAGACTATAAAGAATATTATGAACGTTTACTGGCGAATTAATGAAATATGTTCTAATTTTTTTTTCTTCATCATCTCTCCAATATTGAATTTGGAAAGGAGGATAATTATAGTTTACATATTTAATAATATTTTCAGTATATTTATCGAGTTCATCGTTATCATCTTTAAGTAGAACTTCGATTGTATATTCGAATGATTGAACGGGTACAGACATCTTTTTTTAAATTATATATATCACAATTCTTTAAGTAATTTATTATATAAATTATATTCAACTTGTGAAGATACTAATTTATCATTAGTATCTAATATGTAGTCATTCATATCATACTTATAATTAAATTGTGGTTCAAAATATTGATAATTTTTTGAATCATTTATTGAACCATATGTTTTTGAAAGTTCAAATTGATCTACTACACCAACAACGTTTGCCATAACTATTTTATTATAGTTTCCATCTGTAATAGTCAAAATTTTAATATGTTTTGAAAGAGGTTTATTATGTCTACTAATAACTATATCAATTTCCATTAATAATTCTTTTGTATTTTTTTTATTATATTTATATTTTAATAATACATTATTTTTAATTTTATAGCGATTATTAATATCATTCGGTAAATCAAATAACGGTAATCTAATAATTCTTTTAAAATAATTTATGAAATTTGTAAAATAATTATTTAAATTTTTTTTATTTTTAGCTAATTTAACAGGAATCCATTTAGACCATTCTATTCCTTCAATATTTAATATTATTTTTTCATTATTTATATTAAAAGCTGTCTTTAATTTTTCATCCAATTCATCATTACCAATATCATAATATAAATTAGCGTTATTTTTTAAAGTTATATCATATGGTAGTTTCGAATTTATATTATATCGCTCCCATGGATATTCATTTGTATTTATATAATTTGAAGATATAAATTTTTCAATATTAATGGTAATGATATAATAAAATATCAATAATAATAATACAATTATTATAATTTTTGTCAACATCTATAATATAAATTATATTTAATTTATAGAGTATATATTAATGATATTATTAGCTGTTTTATTATACATTTTTATATTATTATTGCTATTTTTAATAAAACCATCTATTATGTTTGATATATATGGTAATGTTAAAACACATACCTCAAATTCATTATTAACATTAGATTTGATTTTTCCAATACTTGCTTTATTATGTTATTATTTTTCATTAGTTATAAAAGTAATTTTAATTTCATAATTATGGATTATATTAAAAACTGGATTCTAAATTCTTATAACGATATAAAGTTATCAAAGAATTCATGTTTATTTGTAGTCGGTAATTCGGGAATTGGTAAAACTTATATGGTTAATAATATTTGCAATGAATTAGATTTGTTTATAGTTAATATTAATAGTTATAATTGTAGCTCATCAAAACAGTTAGTTGATTTATTATTTAAATCATTCGTATCATCATTAATTCAAAATTTAACAAATAATAAAAAAAAAAAAATTATAATTATCGACGAATTTGAAACGTTATTATCATTTGATAGTACAATGAATATTCATTTATTAAATTTTTTAATGACAGACCATAAACATATACCAATTATTTGTATTAGTTCAATTGATATTATAAAAAAACTTGGTGAAATAAAAAAACAATGTTTATTTTATGAATTACCATTATTAACAAATAATGAAATTTACAATATTTTATTAAAACACAAACCTTCAATAACTTATAATGAAAGTAATGCTATTATTACTGAATCTAATAGTAATATAAAAATTTGTATTCAAAAAATAACAAATACTTATTATAATTCTGTCGATGAAATATTAGATATATCATTGTTATATTCAAATAATTTTAATAGATATTTATTAAAAAAAATAATAAATAAAGATCAATGGATAATACCTTTAAAATTTCATGAGAATTTAATAAATGAATTGAATAATAGAAATTGTTTAAAAAAAATTAAAAATAATTTTTATAAATCATTCATTTATAATTTTTGTCATTTTGATATAATGATGATGAATAATAATGAAATTGCGATTGAATTCTTTATTAATAGTATATATGATTTGTTTTCATTAAAAAATAAAAAAAACAAATCACATAACTTAAATAATTTTACAAAATTATTAAGTTATTTATCATTACAAAAAAAAAATAATAAAACAACGCACAAATTAATTATACCTAATACCCATATTAATGGTAATTATCATTTAAGTATTATAAATAGAAAATTTATTTATTAATATTAGATAGTTAATAATAAAAAATGAGTAGTTCATCAGCATCATCCTTTCCAAATAGTTTTTCTAATTCAATCTCAAATTCTATATCATATGGTCGAAATTCTGTATCAAATTTATCTACTAGTATGTCTTCCAATAGTAATTTATATATTGGTCTATTAATTGTTATAATAGTTTGTGTAATTGTAGCTTATTTATTATATGTATATATTGGCTATATGTTATTTTCAAAATTTAAAACTGTAATTCCCGATACAAAAATACCAATTATCGGAACTAAATTAACAAGAGTTGATGCAACAATTGATAAAACTGCTAATGGTTATCGTCGTAGTTTTACTTTTTGGATTTATATAAATGACATGAATAAATATAAAGGACAATTTAAACATGTATTGTCATTTTCAAGTGATGCTACTATATCCAAATTCCAACCAGCTATTAGTTGTTCTCCATGTATATATTTAGATCAATACAATAATTCTATGTTTATTAGATTTAATGATCTAAATAGCACAAATAACGATACTAATACTATGCCAAATACACAAGCAAATAATGATATATTTTATAAAGGTAAGGGTGTTAAAATAGATTATATTCCTTTACAACGCTGGGTCCATGTTGGAATTGTTTGTAATTCTGATAAATTAGGTCCAACAATATATACATATATAGATGGAGAAATAGTTAGTAGTTCTGGTTTTGTTAATAATAATGCTAATGTTTCAAGTAGAGTAAATATAGACCTTAATACATCAGGTAATGTATATATTGGTGGTTCAGATAATTTAACAGGAACAGTAGCAGGATTTTCTGGATTAGTTGCAAAGGTAACAACATATAATCATGATATTAATCAACAAGATATCTATAATGATTATAATAATGGTCCAATGAGTGGATTTTTAGCCCAATTAGGATTAGGAATGTATGGTATCCGCAATCCTATATACAAAAAAAAATAATTATAATATATATTATAATTAGAAATAATTAGTATGATAAATACATTAATACAAATAATTTTATCTGTTTTTTTAATATTAATTATGGCTTTTATAAGTTATTCAATATATAACAACGAATATATTCGTTCTATTCGTTTTACTAATTCTGCAAGAAAAGAAACTAGTGTTTATAAAGGCATATTAGATTATTCTACAACAGAAGAAATTGTTTTAGAAACATATAATAAATTAGCACCTAGATATATTGATATAAACCCTTCTATAAATCAAAATGGAGGCGCTGAATATTCATATAATTTTTGGTTATGTTTTAATAAAAATGAGAATGGGCGATTAAGTAATCCAGAATTTAATAATTATGAAATAGATAATTTTAATTCTACAAAACAAAATTCAATTAAAGATTCATGTTATTTAATTTTATTTTATAAAGGTGAAAAAAATACATTACCTTTTAAAAATTATGATCTTGAATGTAATGATAGAATTATAGATAATTTAGATAAACGTATTTTAGTTAAAAATCCATTGATTAAAATAAGAAATGATTGCAAAGAAATAATAGTAGAATATAATAATATTAATTTTCCAGAATCATATAATAATAGTTCTTTCAAAATGCAGTGTAATTTATCTAATATCGATGATAATCAATTTGATTCAATAATTAAACAACGAAACAAAAATAAATTCGGTATTAAAGATATAAAATATAATGAATATGGCAAAGTCTATAATATGATTACTATTGTATTTCAAGAAAATCAAAAAGGTAGAGATTCTATAACTCAAACTAGTACTAATTGTAGAATATATTTAAATGGTGATTTAATTTCTGATCGTTTAGCAAATACATCAGTTATTGAAAATGATATTATAAATGGCTTTTCATCTCGTGTAATGAAAAGTAATTTAAGTAAATTATATATAAATCCATATACTCAAAATTTAGCAAATTCTGGAAGTGTATTAAAACCTAAAATGATAACAAAAGATGATAAAATAACATTAGTATCACCATTACAAGTTGCCGATTTGTCATATTTCAATTATTGTTTAAGTGATTATGAAATTGGTACTTTATATAGAAGAGGTTTTAATAAATACCCTGCTATACTTCCAATTGAAAAAGATTATATTTATCAAAAAGGATTTAATTTTGGTGATGATGTACCTAAAATGATATAAGTAGTATTTTTTTATTTATTATAAAATAATAAATATGACTGGTGGAATAGCACAGCTTGCTTTAAGAGGACAATTTGATGATTATATTTTTAATAATCCTCAAATTAGTTTTTATAAATTTGTATATAAAAGACATACAAATTTTTCAATTGATAATATGTCTTTAAATTTTGATAATATTAATTGTTCGATTAGTACAATGCATAATACAACATATACATGTAAAATTATTAAAGAAAATGTAGATTTACTTTCAAAATTATATCTTGTATATAAATTACCAGATATATATTCTGATGATAATTTAAAATTTAAATGGGTAGAAAATGTTGGTAGTTTAATAATTAAAAATGCAACTATCTTTTTTGATGATAAACAAATTGACTATATAACAGGCGAATGGTTAGTTGTATGGAATGAATTGTCGATGCCCGTAAAAGATAGTTATAATCAAATTACAGGAAATATAAAAGAAATGATAAATCCATCAACTGGAAAAAATATTTTTAGAATTAATAATAATATTTATAGTACTTTTGATTATCCATCTGGTGATATTAATAATAATATACCATCTATTAAAAGTAGGCTAATATCTGTTCCATTACCATTTTGGTTTTCAAAAAATCCATCATTAGCTATTCCAATATTGAATTTATCATCAGCAATTATAATAACTTTTAGATTAAATTTACAAAATATTGAAAACTTATATGTCGTTTATAGTAATATTTTAAATATGTATGTTAGTCCAAATTATTACAATCTTCTACATAATACTAAAATATCAATAAAAAATTTTATTATTAATGAAAACATTAATCCACATTTAGAAGCTACATATATATTATTAGATAATGATGAAAGAATTGAAATGAGAAAATCAGCAACAAGACAAATATTATTTGAAACAATGGATGTAATTTCAAATGATTTACAGGTTGGCGGAGATGGTTCAATTCGTTCAATTGATATATTGTCAAAATTTCCAATTAAAGAATTAATATGGACTTTAAAAAGAAGTGATGCTCTTGACAAATTTAATGATATTTTAAATTATACAAATAGCATTCCAAAAAATAATGAAAATAGTATAATGGAATCTGCCAAAATTAATTGGAAAACAGTAGGAAATAATTATTTAAGAGTAGAAGAGAAAGGTTCATATTTTTACAATAATATTCAACCATATGAAAACCATTCTTGTATTCCAAGACAAGGAATATATAACTATTCATTTAGTATACATCCTGAAAAATGGTTTCCAACAGGTAGTTATAATTCGAGTTTAATTGGTTCAACATTATATTTTACAGTTAATAATTTAGATAATAGTAATATTGATAATCTTTTAATTGCAAATAAGAAACCACTTTATACAAATACTATTAATTATAAAATTGATTTATATACAGTAAGATATAATATTATATCAATTATTGGTGGTGAAGTAGGACTTAAATTTTCTCTTTAAATTATTATATATTATTAGAAAAGAAATATGGATTTAATATTATTAGTAGCATTTGTTATAATGATAATTTTTATTTATTATCTAATTTCTGTTATTAAAGATTTACAAATAGATGTTAATAATATGTCTATGAGTTGTTCTACTGATAAAACAAAAGTAAAAAAAATAGAAACATTAGATTATAAACTTAAAAATGATTTTGTAAAGTTCTTAGACTACTTAAAAATTTTTTTTATATAAGAATAAATTACAATTATAAGTAATATGCCTCGAAAAAAAAACGTACAGGATACGACGAGCGTTAAAAAAACCAATAAAAAAAATATTATTGATACAATGATAAAAACGACAGATACAGTAGATGAAAATGATGATATAATTATTCAATTACCAATACCTCAATCAAAAATAAATTCTATTATTAATAATAATGATACTGAAATCAAAATTACAAATCCAGTTCCATATGAAACAAATTCGTTTTTTATGAATGATGCTGAAAATATATCATATGATGTCTCACATGATTATCAAAATACATTTAGCAATGTAAACAATACTTCGCATTGTTTTTGGTGTTGTCATACTATAAATGATACTGTTTATGGAATGCCATATAATTATGATTCAATTAATGATAATTATTATATATATGGTTCATTTTGTTCTTTGCAATGTGCTAATGCTTATAATTTTTCTACACATGGTAGTAGTGATAAAGTATGGGAAATAAATAGTTGGATCCAAATGTTGGCAAAAAGATATGGATTTGATAGTATTATTAGACCAGCGCCTTCTAGATATCTATTAAAAATGTTTGGTGGTAATCTTGCTATTGAAGAATTTAGAGAAGCACACTTAAAAACAGATAAAACATATATTTTAAATATACCACCTATGATTTCAATTACAAGTACTACTGAAATTTTAAATACATCATATTTATCAAAAATGAGTGAAAAAAGGAAAAAAAATTAAAAATTATTTTTTCGTTAATATTTCGAATAATGTTCGAATTGTTAATGTACGATTATGTGTAAATTGTTTTGAACCATTGGGAAGAAGAAAGAGAGCTCCTCGAAATCTCATTTTATTAAATCCTTCCTTATCAAATATTTCCATAGTATATATCTTTGAATTCATGAACCAATACTTAAAAATTCTTTTATTTCCATAAGGATCATAATCATTTTCTTGCAAATCTTCAATAATTTCAACACTATCAAATGATTCTAAAATGTTAGTAATAACTTGTTCCATAATTATATACATTAATCAAATAATCATTTTTTTCTTTTTATTTCTTTCAAAAAATTGAAATAAAAAAATGATTTAAGAATTATGAATTGTTTATATATTTGTTAATATGAGCGACAATATTTATTTTACACCTTATAAAGTTAGCACTATAACATGCAATGCAGATTTGGGATTATATCTTAATTTAGATGTTTTATATGAAAATTTTACAATTAATGATAAATTTATTTGGATATATTATCCAAAAATTACAGATAAAGTCAATTCTAAGGGAATTTATCCAAAAAAGAAACGAGCTACTAAGAAAAATACAGTTAAGAAAAATTTATTTGATAATCAAGTTACAACGATATATAAACATGAAGATAGTTATTATCCTAATTTAAAAATTTTTAAGAATGGCAATATACAAATTACAGGCATTAAAGATGAATTAATTGTAAAAAATATTATTGAATTAATCATTACAGAAATTAAAAGAATTCATTCTATTGAACCTAATATTATTGTAAATGATAATATTGATATTATCGGTTTTAATAAATTTGTCATAAGAATGATTAATACAGATTTTAAATCATATATGAATGAAACATTAGAAACTAAATTTCTAATTCGACGTAAAATTTTACATAAAATTCTTATTAGCGAAACATATAATAATAAATGCAGTTTTGAACCAGGCAGATATCATGGTGTTAAATTAGAATATTTCTGGAATTCAAATAAAACAAAACATGATGGTATTTGCGTATGTTCTAAACATTGTTTTGGGAAAGGAACAGGGCATGGCGAAAATAATTGTAAAAAAATAACAATTGCTATATTTGAAAGTGGAAGTGTACTAATTACTGGTGGAATTTCATTCGAACAAATTAATGAAGCATATAATTATATTACTGATATTCTAAATAAACATAAGGATGAAATCCAAAAATCAGATTTAGCTTTATTATTATTATAAAATAAGATCTAATTTTTCAATAATTTCTTCAAATCCTATAATTTTTTGCATATTATATTCCATTGTCATTTCATTATCATGACATACAAATTTAAGTTTAATAGGTTTTTCATCTTTAATAATTGTTCTGTTGCATATTAATTCGTCATTATCATTGTCATAATAATCATCATACATATCAATAATATCAAAATCACTTGTTATTCTTTTATTAAATATATAACAATCAATATATTCAATATTTTTGTAATTAAAAATTTCAAATAATTCTAATTGAATATCATTTGAATATCTAATTACTTTTGATTTATGTTCTAACATAATACTATTATCTGTTAAATCAAGAATTAATTTGAAAGTATGTGTTAATCCATTTACATTTACCACATAAATATATTCATTTGTATCAGGTGTATAATTAACATTTAATGAGTTTACTTTAGAATTTCTTTTAATAAATTGATGGATTTCTTCGTATTCGAGCATTTTATTTTAAATTTATAAAATAAAATTCATTTTTTTTATATAAAAAATAAATTTTATTAATGTATAAAATGAATAAAAATGCTTCTTATACAAATATATATTATTATTGTTATAATAATATTATTTTAAACGTTTATTTAATTGGATATATTTTTTATCCAGATAAATTTAAAAATAAAATTATAAATATAAAAAAAACAATTGACAACTGCTATAATATGATGTTGATGATTTCATTTAGAGATGATATTTTGAATAAATATGAAATAGATATTTTTGATATTTATAAACAATTTACAAATATAATGACTCCTACTACTTATAAATTGATTGAAACTGATAATATTAGCGTAATGAGTTCCGTGAGCTCTTTAAGCTCTTTGAATGACGACTCTGAATCAAATGTGAGTTCACTTTTTGATTTTGACGATGATATTTAATAATATTAGTGCATAATCCTAATTTTTTTGCTTCTATCGAATCAATTAAAGTAAATTTATTTTTTATATTTTCAATTTGGATATTTGTCATTTTTGTTTTTTCTTTTAATATTTTCTTAATAACATTAAAAATAAGATCAGTATTTTTAATATTATCAGTTAATAAAAACCCAATTTTATTACTTATATATATAATATTACTGACAATATATGCATGATCGAATAATATTATATGATCGCAATAAAGTAATGGTAATAGTTCATCGATTGTTATAGGTCCTTCAATAATAGCATAAGTAGGCGCATCTATATTTTGAATACGTGGTATTATATTAAGTATTTCAAATATATTATGGTTTAAAACACTATTTTCAGTGTCATCTTTATCATATTCTGAATTACATCCATATTGTTTAGGATATATTATGACAGGAGATAAATCTCTTTCAAATAATATTTTATCTAATTTTAAAATAGAATCTTTACAAGATATAGTTATATTATTGTAATTATAATTTTGTATAATATTATATATATTTTCATTTAATATATTTTTTGTTTTTTCACGTTTAATATCTATTATTCTATCAACAACACCTTTTTTTAAACAAAAATCAGCATCCAATAATAAATCATGTTGCATTAATTCTTTTAATTCGGCTTTTTTAAATTTAGTTTGTTCTAAATACATATCTATTATTTTATCAAAATAAGTATCTACTAAATTTACATAATTTGAAAGTTGATGTTGTCTACTGTTAATTTGTCCTCGAATTGAATATTCGTGAATTAAACAATATCCATATTTTGTAATTAAACGATAATGACTTGAAATTGATAAAAATGTTGCAGCAGAACATGAATAATTATCAACAATTGTTGCAATAGGAACTTTACTTAATGCATATACACTTAATAAACGCATTCCAGCATTTATAGAACCACCACGTGATGATATATGAATTAAAATAGGTTTTGGTTTTAACATTGCACCATTTTCTGTATAAACTGGTCTATTAGCTATATGAATTGAATCTATTAATTCTGATACTGAATTATCATCAACCTTTTTATTAAAATATATATGTGTTAATTTATTTGAAAAAAAATCATTATCACTCATTTCATCAAATATTTTTGTGTCAATATTCATTTTGTTTCTATATTATAGCTATAATTAATTATTTTATCATATAAAATACTTAATTGAGATTTATATTCATTGTCATTATATATATATGTATTTAACATTTTTTTATAAAATATATATGGATTTTTATTTAAAAAGCTCATTACAAACAAATAAATAAAAAATAAATATAATCCAAAAAGAAAATCTTTTTTATGAATTTCAGTTGGATACTTAAAAATTAATAAAATTGGAATAAATTTTATGATAACATTTATAATAAAAAACTTAATTAAATTATAACGATTTATTTTATAATAAAATAAATAAATTAATTCGAATAATGTAAGTATATATGCTATTATTAATATAAATAAAGGGTTATATAATGTTAATTTTAAATAAAACAATAAAAACCATACAAATATCCAATAAGAAAAAATTTCTATCATTGTCTTTTATATTATAATAGCCAAAAATATTTACTGGCTATATATAAATTTAAAACACTCTAATGTTCCAAATAGTGCGAACCACCAAGACCATTATTGTCGTTGTAATGGATATGCGCTTTTGGATGAGGAGATGTGCTCTTTCGTTCCTTCTTGTTTTTCTTCATCCTCTTCAACATTTGAGTATAAATTTCTCTCGCAGTACGAGGAGAAGGTGAAGACACAGGAGGCATAGAAACGGTGATTGTATCAACAGCTGAAAACAATAACTATTTTTATTTTAAAATTAATCATTTTTTATAGATTTTCTTTTTTTTTAAAACAAATTTATTTTTATATTTATTTCAAGTAAGAAAATGAGTTGTAAAGAACCCAAATGCGTTTTTTCTAATAGATTCAATAAATGTATATTACCTAATGCATATATTGAAACTATTTCTGAATGTACTAGAAATAAAATAAAAAAAATAGATTGTAAATATGCTGACAGAAAGGAAGAAGCTAAATTACAAGCATGTAAAAATTATAAAATAAGAACAGAACACATAAAAAAATCAACAACTAAATCAAGTAGTAAATCATCTCATAATATATATACAACCGCAAATACATCATTCTCATTATCATCTTCTGCTAAAAATAAATTAAACAAAATTAAACAAAATATACAAGCTCGTAAAATTACTAATAAATTTAAACAATTTATTACTCCTTTTATTAATCGTGTTTCAGCTAATCTTCAAACTCGTATTAATTATTACAATGAATTATTTAAAATTTTAGATAAAATCACACAAGAACAATGTTTAAACTTTTATAATGAGACTAATGGAAATAAACAATATACATTAGGTGATAATATGGAAATATTATTATCAAAACAAATAGGATCTCCAAGTGCTTATGGTTTAGTATATTTATCAAAAATAAATATGGAATATAAAAAATTTTTTAAATTTGGATTAAAAATAATGAGAAATACTATTGGAAATCAAGATGAAATATCAATATTAAAAGTATTATCTAATTTAACATTAAAAAATATTAATCCTCATTTTCCAATATTATATAAAACATTTGAATGTAATAAGGCTCCAATAGTAGCAAAAGATTATCCTGATTTAACAAAAACTGGAAAATATGTTATGGTATTAACAGAATTAGCAAATGGAGATTTAAAAACATTTATTGAAAAAAATGAAGAATATAAGAGAAATGATGAATTAATTAAAAATACTATGCAACAAATATTAATTTCTGTTTTATCTTTCCATTTACATATGAAAAAAATACATACAGACGCGCATTGGGGTAATTTCTTATATCATAAAATAAAACCGGGTGGTTATATACATTATAGAATATTTGATGTAGATATATACATAGAAAATATGGGTTATTTGTGGATAATATGGGATTATATGACAGATAATATTACAAATAAAAATAATTATTATGATTATTATAAAATATTACATGCGTTTAAAAATGAAGCAAATTATAAAGGAGGATGGGTTGATAAAAAATTATTAGTTTATTCTAATCAAATTGAGGTAATTGTAAATTATATAATTAGTTTATTACAAGAAAGTATACATTTTAACATTTATAAAAAAGTATATGATGATAAAGTATTGTGGGATAATTTATTAAAGTCAAGATTATTTACAAAAAATACTATTTTTATACCACCAAAATCAGAAATTATTAATTATGGTAAGCCATATATATTAAAATAAAATGATTATTTATTTTATTTATTTTAAATAGATTATATAATTATGGAATCGTCTAAATTGCAAAAAATAAAAGAAAATTTTAATGCAAGTATTATAACAAATACTTTTAAAAAATTTATTACAATTTATACAAATCGTATTTCAGCAAATATCCAAACGCGTATTAATTATTATATTGCATTATTGACTATTTTTAAAGCAATTACAACAAAACAATGTATAACATTTTTTAATGAAATAAAAGAAGAAAAACAATATACAATTGGTGATAATGCGGAAATATTATTATCAAAAAAAATAGGTTCAGAAAGTAAAGAAGGTATAATATATATTGGAAATATTAATATAAAAAATAAAAAATTATATAAATTTGCAATAAAAATAATGAAAAATACAGAAAAAAATTATCAAGAATTAATATTATTAAATACTTTATCAAAAATAGTAATAAGTAATAAAAATCCACATTTTCCAATTTTATATAAACATTTTCTATGTGATAACCCAAAATCAACTAGTGAATATCCAAAATTAATTCAAAAAGATAAATATTTAATAATATTAACAGAATTAGCAAATGGAGATTTATCATCATTTCTTACAAAAAATGATGACTTACTAAATGATAAAATTGTTAAAAATACTATGCAACAAATATTACTTTCTTTATTATCTTTTCATATATATATAAAAGCTATACATACAGACGCTCATTGGGGTAATTTCTTATATCATAAAATAAAACCAGGCGGATATATACATTATAAGATATATGACATAGATATTTATATTGAAAACATAGGTTATTTATGGGTAATTTGGGATTATCAAATAGAAAAAATAAATATGACAAATAATTTTAATGATTATTATAATATATTAAGTGTATTTGAAAACTCAGAATTAACACATAAAATAATTACATATATTTATTCAGATGACATAAAAAAGATAACATATTTTATAAAAGAAGTATTATTAAAAAATATTGACGATAGAGAATTATGGAAGAATTATTTACTAAAAAATAAATTATTTAAAAATAATTTAGTAAAACCAGAAAATAGTGAAATTATAAATTTAGAAAATCCATATATATTAAATTATTAATTTGATTTATTTTTTTATATAATTCATATAGATTATAAAAATGAGTTGTAAAGAACCTAAGTGCGTTTTTTCTAAAAGATTCAATAAATGTATATTGCCAAACGCATATATTGAAACTATTGCTGAATGTGGTAGAAATAAAATTAAAAGAATTAATTGTAAATATGCAGATAAAAAAGAAGAAGCTAAATTACAAGCATGTAAAAATTATAAAATAAGAACAGGACAAGTAAGTAAATCATCAAGTAAACCAGTTGAAAAACCTGTTGCAAAAAAAGTTGTTGCAAAAAAAGTTGTTGAAAAACCTGTTGCAAAAAAAGTTGTTGAAAAACCTGTTGCAAAAAAAGTCGTTGAAAAACCTGTTGCAAAAAAAGTTGTTGAAAAACCTGTTGCAAAAAAAGTTGTTGAAAAACCTGTTGAAAAACCTGTTGCAAAAAAAGTTGTTGAAAAACCTGTTGCAAAAAAAGTTGTTGAAAAACCTGTTGAAAAACCTGTTGAAAAACCTGTTGCAAAAAAAGTTGTTGAAAAACCTGTTGCAAAAAAAGTTGTTGAAAAACCTGTTGCAAAACCAGTTGAAAAACCTGTTGCAAAAAAAGTTGTTGAAAAACCTGTTGCAAAAAAAGTCGTTGAAAAATCAACAAATAAACCAATTAAAAAACCTGTTAATAAATCATCTTTATCAGAATCTACTAAAAATAAATTAGAAAAAATTAAACAAAATATACAAGCTCGTAAAATTGTAAATAAATTTAAACAATTTATTTCACCTTTTGTTAATCGTGTTTCTGCTAATCTTCAAACACGTATCGATTATTATAATGTATTATTTAAAATTTTAGATAAAATCAGTGAAAAACAATGTTTAAATTTCTACAATCAAACTAATGGAAATAAACAATATACATTAGGTGATAATAAAGAAATATTATTATCAAAACAAATAGGAACTAAAAGTAGATATGGTATAGTATATTTATCAAAAATAAATATTGATTATAAAAAAATATTTAAATTTGGAATTAAAATAATGTCAAATAATGTTGGTAATCAAAAAGAAATACAAATATTAAAAATATTATCTAATTTAGCATTAAAAAACGTTAATCCTCATTTTCCAATATTATATAAAATATTTGAATGTAATAAGGCTCCCTTAGTACGAAAAGATTATCCTGATTTAACAAAAACTGGAAAATATGTTATTACATTAACAGAATTAGCAAATGGAGATTTAAAATCAATATTATTAGGGGATGCTAGTTTTCATTTTAATACTGAATTACTTAAAAATACTATGCAACAATTATTAATCTCAATTTTATCTTTTCATTTACATGTAAAGAAATATCATAATGACGCTCATTGGGGTAATTTCCTATATCATAAAATTAAACCTGGTGGTTATATACATTATAGAATATTTGACGTAGATATATACATAGAAAACATGGGTTATTTATGGATAATATGGGATTATGGTATATGTAAGCCATTAACTGTTGAAAATTGCAGTTTTGATTATTTTAGAATTTTACATGCTTTTAAAAATGAAAAAACCGAATTAGTGAATGGAGTATTAAGATATGAAGAAGGTTTTGTTAAATTAACCGATTTTGTATATAGAAAAGAAATTATAGATTTAGCAGATGATCTTATTAGAATAGTTATGAAAAAAGATACTGAAAAATATATATGGTTTGATCGTTTATTAAAACACAGCTTATTTTCAAAAAATATTACTAAACCAGCTGATAATGAAATTGTTAATTTAGGAAAACCATATATATTAAAATAAATAAATGATTTTTTTTATTTTATTAATAAAATAATTAATAAATGGAAATAAATAATAATTATTTATATTTAATCAAAGAAACAGAAATATGGGTTAAAGAACAGATGAAAGATTATGATTGTTCGCATGACTTCGAACATGTTTTAAGAGTTAAAAATATGGCAATTAAGATAGCAAAAAAAGAAAAAATAGATGATAATGAAATATTTAAGATAATTATGGGTGCTTTAATGCATGATGTAGCTGATTCTAAATATTCAAAAATAGAAAACGAGCAAGAAATATTAATTAAATCATTTTTAAAAGATAAATTAACACCTGATATTATTGATGAAATTATATATATATCATGTAATACTTCATTATCGAAAGAAGTATCAAATATAAATAAAATAGATAAAAATAATATTAATTTGAAATGCGTACAAGATGCAGATAGAATTGATTCATTGGGTTCTATTGGTATTACTAGATATTTTATGTACGGTATTCATAAAAATAATAGCAAAACAAATGATATTATTATTAATATTAAAAATCGAACAAAAATTATATTAAAATTTATAAAAACAAAATATGGCAACAAAATAGCTAAAAAAAAATATAAAATTATTAAAAAATTTATTAAAAATTATGAAAAAGATTTAAAGATTTAAGATAATATTATCATTATAAAAAACTCGAATATCATTATGTCAAAAGAAGATACTGTAGGTATTGGTATTGATCTTGGTACAACAACTAGTTGTGTAGCTGTTTGGATTGGAGATAGAGTTGAAGTTATTCCTGATTATCAAACTGGATCAAGAATTATTCCATCATATGTAACATTTACCGATGAAGAAAAACTCGTTGGAGATGCATCAAAAAATGTTTCTACGATGTATCCAAAATCTACTTTATATGATATTAAACGTCTAATTGGACGTAAATATGATGATGAATACGTTCAAAAAGACAAGAAACTATGGACTTTTGATATTCATGGTGATGAAAATAATAAACCAGTAATTGATGTTGAATATAAAAATGAAAAGAAAAAACTATATCCAGAAGAAATTTCTGCGATGGTTCTTACTCGTCTAAAAGAAACTGCTGAAGCTTATTTAGGACATCCTGTTAAAAAAGCTGTTGTAACTGTTCCTGCTTATTTTAATGATAGTCAAAGACAAGCTACAAAAGATGCTTGTATTATTAGTGGTATGGAATGTCTTAGAATTATTAATGAACCAACTGCCGCTGCAATTGCATATGGTCTTGATAAAATTGATGATGGTGGAAAAGAAAAAACTATTCTAATTTTTGATGAAGGTGGTGGTACTCATGATCTTTCAATTTTGTCTATTGATGGTGGTATTTTTGAAGTAAAAGCAACTGCGGGCGATACACATCTAGGAGGTTCTGATCTTGATAATCTTATTGTAGATTTCCTTTGCGCTGATATTAAGAAAAGATATAATAAAAATATTAAAGAAAATTCAAAAGCACTAAAACGTCTTAATATTGCTGCTGAAAAAGCTAAGAAAAATCTATCCACAGCAGCAACAGTACCAATTGAAATTGATTCATTATTTGATGGTATCGATTATACTCTTTCATTAAGTCGTGCTAAATTCGAACAACTTGCTGAAAGTTTCTTCAATAAATCAATGGAACCACTAAATAAAGTTATTCAAGATGCTAAGATTTCTAAGGGAGATGTAGATGAGATTGTTCTTGTAGGTGGTACAACTAGAATTCCAAAAATTCAAGAATTACTAAGTAATTATTTTAATGGAAAACAACTAAATAAATCACTAAATCCAGATGAAGCCGTTGCTATTGGCGCAGCCATTCAATGTGCTATTCTAACAGGACAAGGTAGTTCAAAGACCAATGATCTACTTCTTCTTGATGTTGCACCTCTTTCACTTGGAATTGAGACAAGTGGTGGTGTAATGACAAAAATTATTGAAAGAAATACTACTATTCCTACAAAGAAATCACAAACATTTTCAACATATGCTGATAATCAACCTGGTGTAGATATTAAGATTTATGAAGGAGAAAGAGCATTTGTTAAGGATAATAATCTTCTTGGTTCATTTAATTTAACTGGTATTCCACCAATGCCAAGAGGACAACCTAAAATTGTTATTGATTTATCAATTGATGTTAATGGTATTCTTGAAGTAACAGCAAAAGAAGAAAGTACAGGTAAAACAAATAATATTAAAATTACTAACGATAAAGGAAGACTTTCAAAAGAACAAATTGAAGAAATGGTTAAAGCTGCTGAAAAATATAAAGAAGATGATGAGAAAAATAAACAACTAATTGAAGCAAAGAATGAACTTGAAAACTATTTATATAATACTAAAAATAGTCTTTCAACTAAATCAGATGGTGCTCCTGAAAACTTTGATGAAATTAAAGCTCAGATTGATCCTATTGTAGAAGAAGGACTTAAATGGTTTGAAGATAATCCTAAATTAGAAATTGAAGATTATAAAAATAAACAAAAAGAATATGAAGAAAAGATTAAACCACTAATTACTAAACTTTATGGTGCTGTTCCACCAATGGGAGGAATGGAAATGGGAACTGGTCCTCCACCATTTACAACAGCAGAAAATGCAAAATCCGATATTGACGATCTTGATTAAAAAGATCATGAAAAATATTGTAATTTATTTTTATTAGCAATTGATATAATTTCATTATGATTGCGTAATCTTGTTGATAAATATTCAATTGTATCACCATCATTTGAAACACATTTTTTAGCTAATTCATAATTATCTTTTAATTTATTACTAGCATAATATATAACAGGCGGATAAATATCAATTAATTCATTTATAAAATCATAATTTGATCTCAATTCTTTTGAAGCATATCTAATAACAGTTTTATCTTTTTTACATAATAACAACATGATTTTTTTATCATTTTGATATTTATATGGCATATATTTAATTAAAATTGGCATATTATTTAAAAAAACATTGATTATATCGTCTGTAATTAGCATTTTTTTTATAAAAAATATATTTAAATAATGAGGATTAATTATTTTTGAACTTAATTCCACAAAATCATTTTTTAAATAATTTTCTTTAAAAATTTTAACACTATTATAATTTAATTTTTTTGCAAAATATTTATCAATAATATAATAAAAATAAATCTTATCAATTACATCATCGATTTTAAATATTTTTTTTAATAATATCAAAATAACATAATCATTCATCTTATATTATTATCATTATAATCTTTATATTTAATTTAAATAATCTTCAATTATACAATTGAAATTCTGAGATGTAGTTGATATAATTGATATATAATTAAAAAGAGTTGTTGTTAATAAAAATACAGATGATGATAATGGTATTTGATTTAAACTTATATTTTCAGGAACACCAACAGCACATATATTACTAGTTCCTGCTGAAATATTTGATGACATATAAATATCATATTGTAATATTTGTCTATTATTATTTGAAGTAAAAACACCAGATAATGGAAGACATTTAATTGAAAATGTTCTATATGGTAAATTAGCAGTTAATCCATCTAATTTTAATGTTTGAGTATATAATGATAAATTAATATCATATTTATAATAATTTGTTCCACTTAATGTTACAGCATTACTACAATTAATAGTAAATCCACTTTTTTTATTTAAATTCGGCAATATATTTGAATTTAAATATTTTGATGCTAATGATGTTCCATTTTCAATAAATGAATTGGCAGACGCTGTTGTTGTTACAATTAAATTACTCGTAGTTGTTAAATTCGAATTATAAATATTACTACAATTAATATTACTAATATTAATATTACTATTAATAGCTAAAATTGATTGATATTTTGATGAAAGATTAATACTACTTTCTTGAATTGTTGTAGCATTTAATATTCCATTTACTTGCAAAGTTGTTGATGGATTGGATATACCAATGCCTACATTTCCATTACTATCAATTATCATACGTTCATTAGCTCCATTTGTAAAAAATTTGATAAATTTAGTAGCACCATTTGTATTTAAAATTATATTTCCACTAATTGTTGCTATTCCAAGATCAGTATTTGCATTATCTTGTAATATTGTATTTGTAGCATCAATGCCATTAAATCTTAATCCTCCTAAATTTGTATATCCAGAAACTTGAAATGCGAAATTTTTAGTAGCACCATTCCATGTTGCATTTTGACTAATTTGCACTATTGGTTGACCTGAACCTGTAGAACTGCCTGAAACTGTTAATAATGTCGCAGTAGATTGTGCTGTTGTTGTTCCAACACAAACATTTCCTACACCAGTAATTCGCATAACTTCATTTGCGGTTGTTGATGATGTTCCTACTCTAAACTGAAATGCATCAGTTGTTGATGGAATATTATGAATTAATCCAGATGTAGCTCCAAAACCTGTATATTGATAATTATTTCCCAAATCATATAAAGATATAACTTTTAATATTGCCCCTGCATTTATATGCAATGTCGATAATGGATTATTTGTTTTAATGCCAATATTACTATTTACTATTAAATTTTGAGAAACAGTTGCTGCTGTATTTGTAATTGATAAAATATTTCCATTTCCACCATTAAAACCAAGATTTATTGTTCCGCCAGAATTTGTGGCATAATTTAAAGTAATACCTATATTATTTGTTGATGTAGCATAAATAGTATTTGCACCATCATTTCCACCTATTCTTAAATTAGTACCAACATATAAATAGCTATTAAAATCAACATACATTTTTGTATTCAAAGTACCACCAATCGTTCCATTATTAAAATATAAATTTGAGGATGATGTAAATAATCTCCAAGAAGCACCTCCAATATCCCATAAATTTAAAGCAGAAGAAGCATTACCATTTCCTATATAAAAATCAGTAATTGTTGTATTATTATAAACTCTTGCATTTCCATTAACATCAAATTTATAACCAGGAGAAGCATTATTTATACCAATGTTATTTAAAGTATTTATATATATGGCAGATGAACCAGCACCAGATTGTAATATTAAATTATTGGATGATCTTAAAATCATATCTCCTGTTGCAGCCGATGTTGAATACATTTGTCCTGCGGTTGATGCACCTAATGTATTAGTATCTAATGAACCTATTTGTATACCTGGTGCTGATGCTGTATTTATAATTAAATTACCTGTTAAAGTTCCTCCAATTAATTTTAAAAATATATTAGACGCAGCATTTGATGTTAATATAGCAGATGGTACATTCGATAATTTACCATAGTCAACATATGTTAAATTTGAACCTATACCAAATAAAATTGTTGAATTTGTTAAATTAGATTGATAAGCACTTAAACTAGTATTTGATGCATAAGCATTTAAACTAATATTAGAAGCATAAGAACTTAAACTAGCATTCGATGCATAAGCTGTTAAACTAGTGTTGGATGCATAAGCACTTAAACTAGCATTAGAAGCATAAGCAGTCAAACTAGCATTCGATGCATAAGCACTTAAACTAGCATTAGAAGCATAAGCATTTAAACTAGCGTTAGAAGCATAAGCACTTAAACTAGCATTAGAAGCATAAGCAGTCAAACTAGCATTCGATGCATAAGCACTTAAACTAGCATTAGAAGCATAAGCAGTCAAACTAATATTAGAAGCATAAGAACTTAAACTAACATTGGATGCATATGCACTTAAACTAGCATTAGAAGCATAAGCACTTAAACTAGTATTCGATGCATAAACTGATAAATTAGGAGGATTTTTAATATTAGTATAATCAAGTAATGTTAAATTAGAACCTATACCTGCTAAAATTGTTGAATTAGTTAAATTGGATTGATAAGCACTTAAACTAGCATTAGAAGCATAT